CAGAAGGAGATAATGTTCTTCAATCAAGAGATATTGAATCTGAAATATCTGAATTAACATCAGATAAACAGGGAGCATATTGGAACAGAATGCATCCAAATCATACAAAAGTAGTTAATCAAGTATTGGCTTTAAGAGAGTTATTACACTCAGGAAATCAATAATAATTATTATATTGCTTTTATTTTAATTTAATAATAGTACACAACTAATAGGTGGTTTTAAAACAATCATCTATTAGTTGTGGGACAATTCTTACGAACCCCACTGACATTAGGAAAGACTAAAGTCTAACAGACTTTAAATGCAAGAGAGCCTATGCAAATGGAGAACTCCTCTGATTAACTTAAATTGTTTATTAATCATGTTGATTAGTAAACGCTAACTTAACAAATGGAGACAAATAAATGTCAACACAAATAACTACAGCATTTGTAGAGCAGTACTCTGCTAATATACAAATGTTATCTCAACAATCTGGATCTCTTTTAAGAGACAAGGTTAGAGTTGAGTCAGTAGTAGGAAAGAATGCGTTCTTTGATCAGATCGGTTCTGTTACTGCTACAGTAAGATCAAGCAGACATTCAGACACTCCTCAGGCAGACACTCCTCACTCAAGAAGAAGAGTATCTCTTGTGGATTATGAATTCGCTGATTTAATAGATGATCTAGACAAAGTAAGAATGTTAGCTGATCCAACTTCTTCTTATGCACAAGCTGCGGCTTATGCAATGGGAAGAGCTATGGATGATGCTATCATTGCTGCTGCACTAGGAACTGCAAACACTGGCGTTGCTGGTGGAACTTCAACTGTATTACCTTCTGGACAAAAAATTCTAGAAGCTGGTACAGCTGGTTTAACAGTTGCTAAACTAAGACAAGCTAAGAAAATTCTTGACTTAGGTGATGTAGATCCTTCTATCGCAAGATATATAATCGTTGGTCCAAAACAGATTGATGATTTATTAGGAACAACTGAAGTTACTTCAAGTGATTTTAACACTGTTAAAGCACTTGCTATGGGTGATATTAATTCATTCTTAGGATTTAACTTTATAGTTTCTAACAGATTAAACTTAGCAAGTTCTAAGAGAGATTGTATCGCTTTCGCACAAGATGGTTTACTTCTTGCTGTTGGAAAAGATGTAACTGCTAGAATTGACGAGAGATCTGATAAGGGTTACGCAACTCAAGTTTACTACTCTTCAGCATTCGGTTCTACAAGAATGGAAGAAGCTAAAGTAGTTCAAATCCAGGCTTACGAAGCGTAAGACTATTTAGTATTTAGTGGGAAGTAATATTCCCACTATTACTACTCAGGATTACAAAAAATAAATAACAATAAAAATAGGAGAAAAAAATAATGGCTACATTATACTCAAACCAAAAAACCAAGTGGTCTCAAAACGTACCTTCTGAAAAGATTAAGACTAATGAGCAACATGGAAGAATAAGAATAGCATTTGCTGATATTACATTAGCATCTGCAGCTATCGGTGACGTAATAGAGTTAGTAAATTTACCAAATGGTGCAAGAATCATTGATGGTTATTTAACTAACGCTGCATTAGGTGCATCTACAACTTTATCAGTTGGAAATGCTGCTTATAAAAATGCTGCAGGAACAGTAGTTGCGGCTTCAGCTGCTGCTTACTTAGCTGCAACATCTACATCATCTGCTGCTAGAACAGATGCCTTTGCAACAATTGCATTAGGTGCAGGCTCAGTAGTTGATGCTAATCAAGATGGTTTACCAATCACAGCTACTTTAGCTGGTGGTACTGCATCAGGAGTAGTTCAAATTGCTATAAGCTACGTAGTAGATTAATACTGCTTTAAATAGTGGGGAGTAAAATCCCCATTATTATTTATGAAAAAGATAGATACTCCAAAAACAATTTTACATTTTCAAAATAAAGATTATATCTATCGTTACGTATTAGTTGACAGATTTAAACATACAGCTAATGCACACTATGGTTTTGACAAGGAGTTGGAACTAACTGAAGCAGAAATATTTGCAAAAGTTTCTCCTAGAAAAATCAGAAGAAAATATATTATAAAGAAAGATTAAAATGGCATCAGTAGTAGAAATTTGTAATGGAGCTTTAAATCAATTAGGAGCAACAAATATATTATCAATTTCAGAAGATTCAAAAAACGCAAGGATATGTAATGCAAGATACGCAAATGTTAGAGATGCATTATTTAGAACTCATCCTTGGAATTGTTTACAAAAAAGAGCAACACTAGCATCTGATGTAACAACACCTAATTGGGGTTACTCATATCAATACACATTACCTGCAGACTGTTTAAGATTACTTTCAATTTTAGATTATGATTATGATTATAAAATTGAGGGAAGAAAAATTTTAACAAACATTTCATCAATGAAAATATTATACGTTGCAAGAATTGTAGATCCAAATGAATATGATGAATCTTTAAGAGAATTAATATCATCTGCATTGGCTGCTGACATTGCTTATGCAGTTACTTCATCTAATCCTGTATCTCAAACTATGTATCAATTATATCAAGAGAAATTAAAAGATGCTAGATTTGTAGATGCAACAGAGGGACAAAATACATTACTAGATAATGGTATAGCAGATATTATAGACGCAAGTACATTTATTAACTCAAGGTATTAATACATGGCTAAAGTTGCAGTACAGCTTACAAACTTTACTGGCGGAGAATTATCACCTCGTTTAGATGGTAGAAATGATTTAGCCAAATATACTTCTGGTTGTAAGACATTACAAAACATGGCTGTATATCCTCATGGATCGGCAGTAAGAAGACCAGGAACTTCTTTTATAGCAGAAGTTAAAAACTCAGCAGAAAAAACTAGATTAATTCCTTTTGAATTTTCAACAGAACAAACTTACATGCTTGAGTTTGGTAATCAATATATTCGTTTTTATAAAGATGGTGGTGCAGTAATAGAAGATCCTAAAAATATAACAGGAATTACACAAGCAAACCCAGGTGTTCTTACAGGAGATTTTGCAACAAATACATTTCCAGTAACAGCCTCAACATCAACTTATGTTAGTTCAACAACAGCAGCTTCTCTTCATTCTGTTACAATGCCTACAGGAATTGTAACTGGAAATTTAATTATAATGATTTTTAGAATTCCATCTACAACAGCAGTAACAACCACACCTTCTGGATGGACATTACTTGGTTCAAAAAATGCAACAGGAATAACAAGTATTTTTTATAAAATATCAGATGGAACTGAATCAACGAGTGTTGATGTAACATTAACTACAGCAGCATCGTTAGCAACAGCTGTTTGTTATAGAATAACAGGATTTACAGGGGTTCCAGAATTAGCTTTTGAAGCAACAAGTATAAACGATCCTCCAGTAATAACAACATCTTGGAGTGTTGCTAGAAATAAATTTATATCAGTTTTAACAAATAGAAGATCTGATTCTACAGTTACAGTTGCTCCAACAAACTATAGTAATTTAATTTCAGTTGCACAGGCATCAACAACATCAACAGCAAGAGTAAGAGTATCTACTGCAGAAAGAGATTATGAATCTATAACAGATAATCCTGCAGCATTTACAACAACTGGAACAATAGATAATCCTCATTCAGCAACGATAGTTATTAAAGGTATTTTACCAACTGAATCAATAAATGATGGAGACACAGTTGTTGTTTCAGGAGTTGTTGGAATGACAGAAGTAAATGGAAAAAGGTTTAAAGTTTCAAATTCAACTTCTAATACTTTTGAATTAAAAGATACTGATGGAAATAATGTAAACACATCTTCTTATTCTACTTATGTTTCTGGCGGTGTATTTAATAGAGTTTACGAAATATCAACACCATATTTAACAAATGATTTATTTGAAATAAAAACAGCACAATCAGCAGATGTAGTTTATATATGTCATCCAAATTATAAAACAAAAAAACTTTCAAGAACTGGACATACATCTTGGACATTAGAAGATATTGCATTTACTAATGGACCATTTTTAGATCATAATACTACTGATACAAAGTTAACAGCAAGTGCAATTAAAGGAAATGGAATTACAATTACAGCATCTTCTATAGAAGGAATAAATGATAATGTTGGATTCTTAGCAAGCGATGTTGGAAGATTTATTCATTTAGGATTTCATATTGGTCATGCAAGAATAACGTCAATAAATTCAACTACACAAGTTGTGGCAGATGTTATTGAACCATTAGCAACAACAGATCCATCAGAATTAAGCAAAGACACTGAAGCTGGAGCTACAACTATTGAGGCATCAACTATTAAAAATTTTCCAGATACAGGAACAATAGTTATTAATGATGAAGAGATAACTTACACAGGAAAACAAACATCAGCACCACTTGCTTTTACTGGATGTACTCGTGGAGCAAATGGAACTACAGCTGTTAAACATTATCAATTTGATAAAATATTTAATAAAGCAATTGAAGCTACAGATGATTTTGCATTAGGTGCTTTTGGTGAAACAACTGGTTATCCTTCTTGCGTTACATTCTTTGAACAAAGATTAGTTTTTGCTGGAACAAATACACAACCACAAACATTATGGTTTTCTCGTTCTGGTGATTATGAAAACATGAGTGAAAATTATCATGGAGAAATTGCAGATGATGATGCTATTGTTTATACTATTGCATCCAATCAAGTTAATGCAATTAAATTTTTATCATCTTCAAGAAGTTTAATTGTTGGAACAACAGGTGGAGAATTTGCTGTAACAGGGGGTGGTACAGATGATGCTATAACTCCTACAAATATTTTAATTAAAAAACAATCAAACAATGGAGTTGCAGATGTTAATGCTTTGCAAGTTGGTAACGTAACTTTGTTCTTACAAAGAGCTAAAAGAAAAATTAGAGAATTAGCTTACAACTTTGACGTAGATGGATACGTTGCACCTGATCTTACTATACTAGCTGAACATGTTACTGAATCTGGAATAAATCAAATGTCTTATATGCAAGAACCAAATCAAATTGTTTGGTGTGTTAGAGAAGATGGTCAATTAGTTGGTATGACTTATCAAAGAGAACAACAAGTTGTTGCTTGGCATAGACATATATTTGGTGGTGTATTTGGTACAGGCAATGCAGTTTGTGAATCTGTTGCAACAATTCCAACTGACGACAAAGAATATCAAACATGGGTAATTGTTAAACGTACTGTTAATGGAGTTACAAGACGTTACATTGAATATATAAATGAATTTGATTTTGATGAAAACGATAACACATCATTTAATTTTTTAGATTCACAACTTGGTTATGTTGGAGAAACTACAACACTTAATACTACAATTAATACTACAGCAAGTTCTATCATATTAACTTCCGCAACTTCTTTTCCAAGTTCTGGATCAATTAAAATTGATGATGAAATAATAACTTATACTGGTAAATCTACAAATACATTAACAGGCTGTTCAAGAGGAACTAATGGGACTGTAGCTGCATCACATACTTCTGGTGTAACTGTTTATAGACTTGTTAGTTTAATATCAGGATTAAATCATTTAGAGGGACATATTGTTGATGTATTGGCAGATGGTACAGTTCACCCATCAAGAACAGTTTCTGCAGGAGCCATTTCATTAAATGCTCCATATAATTCTGTTAAAGTTGGATTACCTTATACATCAATATTACAAACTATGAGACTTGATGCTGGATCTCAAGATGGAACTTCACAAGGAAAAATTAAAAGAGTATTTGATATTACTGTTAGATTATTTGAAACTGTTGGAGTAGAGATTGGACCAGACTTAGATCACATGGAGACAATACCATTTAGATCATCATCTGTTCCAATGAATGAACCAGTTCCAGTATTTACTGGGGATAAAGAATTAGAATTTAGAGGAGATTATGAAACAGAAGGATTTATTTATTTAAGACAAACTCAACCTTTACCTTTAACGATTTTATCGTTATACCCTAGATTAATCACTAATGACGCATAATAATATGAATCAAGATAAATTAACTATAATTCCTTATATTGCTAATCATGGCAAATTAATTATGCAATCACAAATGAATCACGCCAAAACACAAGCTGATGCATATTTTATTGGTGAGTGTAAAAATCTTGAACAAGAAGGATTAGCATTTACAGGATTGATGAATGATAAAATTATTGCATCTGCTGGAATGAAGAAACTTTGGAAAGGTGTTGCTGAGGGTTGGGTTCTTGCAACTTTTGATATTTGGAATTATCCAACAGTTACAGCAAGAGCAATTAAAAAGAATTTTGAAATACTAGCAAAGCAAAATGATTTGACAAGAATACAAACAGCTGTTCGTGCAGACTTTGGAATTGGAGTTAGATTTGCTAAATGGTTAGGTTTAGAAAACGAAGGATTAATGAAAAAATATGGTCATGATGGAAGTGATCATTATAGATTTGCGAGGTTGTTCTAATGGGTTGGCAGATGGCAGTTGTTGGCGCTTTAGGTGCAGCACAATATCAAGCACAAGGAGCAGCTGGAAAATATAATCAAGCAGTACAAGAGAGAAATGCTCTTATTGCTGAACAAGAAGCAAAACAATTAAAACAACAATCTGTTTATGATATGGTTAATTTCAATAAAGATTTTAACCAACTACAAGGAACCACTACAGTAAAAATTGCAAAAGCTGGTGTTACAGAAAGTGGATCTGCTTTAAGAATATTAAGAAACAATGCTGAAGAAGCAGAGTTAAATAGAAATATTATTGAGTACAATTCAAGTGTTGCAGAAGGTAAAAAATTAGAACAAGCAAATGCTTTTAGAATACAGGGACAATTTGCAAGACAAGCATCAAGAATGGCTCAAATAGGAACATTGTTTTCAACAGGATCTTCATTATTATCTATGAATGCTTTTGCAAATTCTAATCCAATGGGATCGGCAAGATTAGATGGAGCTAGTTCTTATACTCAATATTACTCTAATCCAACAGGCTACTCAGGATCATTCTAATGCCAAGAAATTATAAAAAAGAATATGAAAATTATCATTCTAGTGAAAAACAAAAAAAAGATAGAGCTGGAAGAAATGGTGCTAGAAGAATGTTAAAAAAAAAATATGGAAATAGTTTACTTGGTAAGGATGTAGATCATAAAGATAGAAATCCAAGAAATAATAGTATGAGTAATTTAAGAATACAGTCTAAATCATCAAACAGATCAAGGAATCAATAATGCCAAAGATACCTACATTTGAAACACAGTTAAGAACAACAGCAGAAGTACCTGGTATTCAAACAAATATACAAGCTCCATTAGATAATACACTTGGAAAGATTGGAACTGCTTTTGCAGAATATTACATTAAAGAAAAAGAAATGGCAGGTAAAGCAGAAGCCGATCAATTATATATTAACGCACAAACAGAAATTTTTAATGCTAAAAAAGAAGCTGAGTTAAAAACAAATCCAGATGAAGGTATAAAATATTTTGATGATAAGTTATCTTCAATTGTTAGTACATACTCAAATAAAGCAAGTAATGATTTTGTTAAAAAATATTTTACAACTAATGTTGCAAAAGAAAGACCAAACTATGCAACAAGCATTTTATCTAAAACAAGAGATAATTTAGTTACAGCAAGAACAGATCAAACAGACACAAAAATAAAATCAAAGATATTTGATACAGTTCATTCTGGAAATCCTTTTTCTTTTTCAATTCTTTCTCAAGAAGTTTTATCTGATTATCAACAATTAGAAAAAGATGGAATAAAAAGTTCGTTAGATGTTAGTCAGTTTAGAGAAAAATTACCAACAATGATTGAAACTGAAATGGTAAACAAAGCAGCTAACAA